TCCGGTTCCCAGCAGCGCGAGGATCAGCCCATAGACCACACTGGCGCTGATGCCGAACACCAGCACCGGCCCGGCCACCTGAAACAGCTTTGTGGCGGTTCCGGTGATGAAACCCTCTGGTTGTGTCAAGATAGACAAACAAATTTCTTCAAAATTATTTGAGCGGCCTCCAAAGTAGGAGGCCGCTCTTTGCTTTAGCTTGCCTCTACAAAAGCAAACCCGCTCGAAGTGCGCATCTCTATCTCGATCTCTCCTGAAGGATACACACGAACCCGATCAACAAAATTCCTGATTATTTCAGGATCATATCCTTGAAGAAGAACAATCTGATCTGCTGATCTCTTTCCCGCTGCAAGATTGTCTCGAGACTCGGCGTGCTCTACCAAAAGCTGCTCGATCTCTTCAGCTCTTTTTGAGAGCCTTGCCAGCTCTTCCGAATTTGTCTTCTGGATGTCAGCAAATTTCTCTTTGCTTATGCGCCCGGACCGGTATTGCTCATATAGTTCAGCCTTTCTACTTTGGAGCCGTCTTGTCATATTGCTGTTGGCATTTTGCTCAGTTTGAAGACTTGAAAGCTTTTTGTCAATGCATGCCTGCATCAAGCTATGCTGCTCAAGGAAGCTCCTGCTCTGAGCCCGGAGCATCTCAAGAACAGCTTGCTCAATTTGAGCCTGATTGACAAAGATGCTTGCGCACTCAGCACCCTTGATGCTGTCGTTTTTCGGACAAACAAGGTGTGGTTCCTTTGCTGGATTCTTCCGAAGCTTTCGGCCGCAGCAGCCACAAACAAATAGATTGTTAGCTCGGTTTCCAGCTGTATTCTTGTTAACATTCCGAATACGCCCTTGGAGGGCATTCTGAGCCGCACAGAACAACTCCTCCGAAATGATTGCTTCGTGTGTACCCGGCACTATAATCCACTGATCTCGGGGCAACGGCCGCATCTTAGGTTTACCCACTTCTTCTGTCTCCCGAGTGTTGGTAATCATCTTACCAGTATAGCGCTCATCAGTCAGGATCTTCCGAACAGCCCCCTTCAGCCAGATGCCTGTCTCTTCCTTGACTATCCCGTTATAGAACCCGCCATTTCGCCGTTTATGCTCTAATGGGGATGGGATCCCCATATCATTCAGCATTTGTGCGATCTCACTTGTGGTCATGCCTGCAACGCAAGACTCAAAAATCATAACAATGATGTCACGAACCTGTTCATCCACGATAAGCCTTTTTTTGTTATGAGGATGGACATGGTAGCCGTAGAAGCCACTTCCTCCCCAGTATTCACCACGCAGATTGCGGGTACGATAAGCCGAGCGCACCTTGGTTGAGAGATCTCGGCTATACATATTATTGATGAGATTGCGGAGAGCCAACTCCAGGCCTCCCGTGACGCCTAAGTAGTCATCACTATCAAAGGCATCATTAACAGAGATGAAACGGACCCCATATAGAGGCAGAATCAGCTCGAGGTAGTTTCCCATCTCAAGGAAGTTTCTACCGAAACGAGACAGGTCCTTCACCATAATGCAATGGATTTCCTGATTGCGGGCCATTTCAACTAGCTCATCAAACTTCGGCCTATCAAAATGGGTTCCCGTGACACCGTCGTCACAGAATACAATCACTCTATAACCGTGGAGGGATTCATGTTCATTATAGTAATCCTGAAGCAACCGCCTTTGGTTGAAAACGCTGTTACTCTCATTCTTCAGTGCATTTGTTTTAAGGTCTCGGTCTTCGCTTGACAACCGAATATAAAATGCCAGCACCTTATCCGGCATATCTCTCTGCCTCCTTCCCTCGAGTCGCAGCAATATAAAGTACCTGCTCTATCTCATCACGATGTCGGAATACCACTTCAGCATGGCCATCGTTGAATAAGCTGAGGGTCTCAATAAAGGCTGCTGCCATCTCAGCGTCAAGGGACTCCTGATCCTGATATTTTTCAATCATCAGTGCCCATTGTGTTTTACTGCCAAATCCGACCGAAAATTTTTCCTTTTCCTTCTCCAGTTCAGCGATAAAGATCCTCAGATCATCCGCCTTTTGAGAGTAGTCCTCACTCAGATCCGTGTAATCTTGATGACTTAGAAGACCATCTGCGAAATCGCCATACAATGATGCCTTCAGTTGATTGAACTTTTCGATCTTCCTCTTCACATCATCAATCTGAGTTTCGTAAATCTGATAGCGGGTCTGCGAAGACGGCATGGAATTCAAGTCGGCAATCAGTTTCCGGGCATCAGAGAACAATTTCATCTGAGCCTGGATCAGCCGCAGTGCGAGGGACTCAACATCTTCCTGTTTGACCGCTTTCTTTGGGCAAACGCTGGAATTGTAATTTTCATGGAGAGTGCAGTAATAGTAATATCCGCGTTCAGATTTCTTGCGCAGGTACATACTGCGCCCACATTCACCACAACGAAGAATTCCTTTGAACATACTTCTTCTTTTGCTCTTGGAGTCGTAGATAGTCGCAAGGCCCTTTTCACTTTGCCGAGCCGAGAGGATGCCCTGAACCTTATCGAAAAGCTCTTTGGAAACAATGGGCTCATGCATGCCTTTATTGATAATCCATTCTTCTTCGGGCGTTTTAACTGTAGTCTTTGTTCCCCGCTCGCATAGCTGGCTTCTGTACTTTCCGGACACAATCCAACCAAGATAGACCGGATCGACAAGGATTTTCTTGATCGTTTGCATATACCAGATGGCATTTTTGAACTTGTTCGTCTTCCGCAATCCAATATCGTACAGATAGCGTCCGGGACTGGGCACCCCTTGCTCATTCAGAGTTTTCGCTATGAAGTGGAGAGTATGATCCTCTGCCACCATACGGAAAATGGCAAGGACGATCGGTCCCGTTTGCGGATCAGGAAACAGGTGGTACTTGTCATCCGGATCCAACATATATCCATATGGCGGTGTGCCAGTTGTCCATTTTCCCGCAAGCTGCTGCGTCCGTTTCACCGCCCGAATCTTCTTGGAAATATCTCTCGCATATGCCTCGTTTGCGAAATTCTTCAGCTGGATAGAAATGTCGGCATCATCCCGCAGCGAGTCAAAGCGATCGGTAACAGAGATAAACCGGACCCCCATTCTCGGAAAGATCTGCTCAATATACTCACCGCTCTCAATCATGTTTCGACCCAGTCGAGACAGGTCTTTGACAATCACACAGGTCACCTTGCCAGCCCGGATGTCGTTCATCATTCGAGCGAATTCTGGTCGTACAAAGCTGACTCCAGAGATATCGTCATCACAATAGAGGTCAAAGACGACTAGGTTCTGATGCTGGGAAACAAAGTCCTTCAGCAAAGCAATCTGATTACCAATAGTGTCTGCCTCACGCTTCTGCTCATTCTCAACCGAGATTCTGGCATAGAGTGCTACCTTGTACTGGATTTCGCCTACAACTACAGCAGGTGCAGCTTGGACATTTTTTCTGCTCTTTCGTGCCATAGTTACATCGCCTCCTCAAGCATTCCGCGCTCCGCATATTCCTGTAGGCTACTCATCAATCGGGCGTAGTCCTCTGAATGCTCAAAAATAATTTCCAGCTTCTCATTGTTGTGAATAACCACTTTTTCAATGCACTCAAGAACAACCGCCCGTGTGAGCGATTTCAGACCTCGATGTTCGGTAAATGTCTTCATCCAGCTATTCGGGGACTGTTCGCCAGAGAGATAGATGTTGAGTTCTCGTTCGATCTGCTCTTGGGCGATCAGCGCATCAGCAATTCTTGCGTCATACTGACCTCTGATGTCACAAAAGTCCGTCTTCGAAATAAGCCCTTCCTTCATATCTTCATAGAGGGAGGCCTTCAGGTCACGGTAGCGAGTGATCTCAGCCTCAAGTTTTTCCCTTCGCTGCTCACACTTGGCAACATTGATTTTCTGGTACGGCACCTGCTGGATTTCAGATAGGCACCGATCGAGCTCCACCACCGCACTGATATGCTCTTGCAAAAGCCGCAGGACGGCCGCCTCAACCTGTGCCTCCGGCACCTGCTTGAGTTCACAGCGATTCTCCTTCGTGCGCACGCAACAGCGGAAATAGCTGTATGCTTTGTATCCGTTGTTGACTGTGCTTCGAATAACCGCGTTCCCGCATTCACCGCATTCCACCAGCCCCGACAGCGGATAGACTGTTGTTGTTCGCGGCGCAGCTCTCGTATCTATTTGAAGGGCCTTCTGAGCAAGATAAAAGGTTCTCTTCGAAACAATCGGCTCATGTGCATCGTGAATTACCACCCACTCGCTTTCCTCGGTTGGAAGCGATTTTTTGATTTTGTAATTTGGCCGCCGTCTTAGTCCCTGCCGAAGAGTCCCCATATAAATTGGGTTTGTAAGAATTCGTCCAATCGTCTGCGATGTCCACTCGCTCTGTTCCTTCATCTTAAAGCCAGAAAAGAACTGTTCCCCTTTGCTGCGCTTATACTCTAATGGCGATAGAACTCCACTGTCAGTAAGCCGAATTGCTATTCCGTTGTTCGTCATCCCCTGGACCTTCCAATTGAAGATGTCCTGCACTACTGTTGCGGCATAAGGATCCGGTTCAATCCTGTTATGGTTATCCTCACACTTTTGGTACCCATACGGAGCAAAAGGACAAATGAAATCTCCGTGCTTTCTCTTCACCTGCAACTGACTCCTTATTTTCACCGAGATGTCTCGACTGTAATTGTCGTTCATCAGATTCTTGAGGGTGATACTGAACTCACTACTCTCATCACGCGTGATCGTATCAATGTTATCGTTGATGGCGATCAAACGGACCCCAAAAACAGGAAAGAGACGATGGATATACTTTCCGGCATTGATATACTCTCTGCCGAAACGGGACAGGTCTTTTACGACCACGCAATTGATCCGTCCAGCCTTAATGTCATTCAGCATGCGCTGAAAGGCTGGACGGTCAAAATTCGTCCCTGTATATCCATCGTCTATACGGATGGAGACAATATTAAATTCTGGCTTATCCTTGAGATAGTCCAGGATAAGCTGCTTCTGATTGGTAATGCTGTTGCTCTCACGACCAGACTGGGCCGCGACCATGTCTTCTTTAGAAAGACGCACATAGATGGCAGTATTGAACACAGCCATCTCAACCGCAGTATTCTGCATAAACTCACTCCTTTGGCGCGGTCTTTCAGCCGAAGGAGTGAGTATGCTAGATTTAGTCCGAAGCTATTTTATCACAATTTCGGACTTTTATCCAGATGCAAAACGGACCTGGAAAGAATTACATCATACTCTGCTGTTGGAGCAGATGCTTGAACACCTCTTCGAAAGAAGGGCCATTCTCCTTATAGGTCACTTTGACTGCAAAGTTGCCAACGCGAACGCAATATGGATTCTTAACTTGTTTAAGGTAACTGAGCACTCTCTCACGCACTGGAAGGGATTCGTCGATATGGACCGTGTTCAGATCCACAAGTTGAGACTTGTCTACGGTTCGAATATCCACCGCCTTCATTGCTTCCCACTGTTCCTGGGTAATGTCTCTCGGATCATCAGGAATTTCAGCAGCGATATAAGGCGCCGGGTTTGTAGTTTTCTTGGCTTCTTCCATAATACCGATAGCACCTCCTTGGGATATTATCCCTTGTATAATTTGGATTATTCCAGCAGTTCACTCCTCATAATGAATGTAGAAATGAGGGGGTATTTGACCACCCCCTCAAAACTAAAATTATGAGTATTTCAAAAATCATTCAGGTCGTTCTACCGAGAACAACGGGAAAATGTCATAATTCCCATCTTCAGCAGATTCGAGCCCAAGTTCTTCCAACACCTGTTTTTGAATTTCAGGTTTCAGATCATCGATATAGATTTCAACGCTCATTCGTCATCCTCCAAATAGTGTTTCTTCAAGTCGATCCACTTACAGTCCGGATAATTGCCGCGCTTACAGCCAAGGCAGTTGGTTGTAAGGCACTCCTCGAGCCAACAGGTGTAGCAGGTATCCATCCCTATATAGTTGCTGGAAGCATACCAAAAACCTGCTGGGTGGAGCTTAACAAGCCAACCGCCACAGACATTACAGTTTTTCTCTTCCCAAACGACCTTCGTCGCTTTATCCCACTCAATCTCTTGGCCGCACACGGGGCAGAAGTTCCATCTCGGATGGTCATGATCGCCATCAAACAGAACCTTCTCGCAATTCGAGCAGGTATAGAACGACTTGGTGTTCGGTCGCTCTTGGTTTTCAATCGGAACCATATAGATCCTCCTCATACGCAGAGGGCTGCAGCACGAATGCTGCAGCCCAAGTCAAAATCATCTGTTCCGGAAAAGGTGCTTATAGAGATCATCTACACCTTTCCGCTTTTGTGTCCAGGTAATCGGTGCCACCTCAAAGCCAGCAGCTACCCCCATTTCGATATAGCGGTCACGCGCCTTCCGAACCTCTTCTTTGGTCTGGTAATCCGAGTCAACCATAATGTTGATTCGTACCACGCCGATAGATCTTAGTTCTTCAAGCGCACGCTCAAACTGGGAATAGCTTGGCACTCCGGTAAGGCCGACAAAACCACATTCATATGAGGTGCCCAGCGCAAAATTGTAGGCAATATCTGCCTTCATTACGCCTTCAGTGAGACAGACAACCTCGTCACCTTCGTGAACCCCGACATAATGTGGGCAACACTTGGACTGTGTCCCATAGTACTGATCGATGCTCGTGAGGTTATAGAACTTCTGGTTATATACCTTATCAAGGCGAACCTGAATGGCCTCTATTTGCCCATTGAGATTTCGATCCGGAAGCATGATTCCAGAGCCTCTGATGTCCAGCGTCCACTGCCCAGTATCTTTCTGGCAATAGAAGCCTGGGACACCATCAAGGATACAACCGCGCTCCAGCAATTCAGTCACGATCCGCCGTAGCCGTGTCGTAGGTGTTGTACGATAGCCGAGCCAGTCAATCTCATCTTGGGTAAGACCTCGTTCCTTCAGCGATGCTTGATGTGTGGGGCACAGAGTCAAAAGTGAGAGCAGATTTGAATAGGTGTTATCCCGCACCTCAGCTGAGGCTATTGGCAGTTCCACTGTCTCAATCGGCTTCCGCTTTCTCTTATACTCACGCGGCTTTTCATTGCTGTCGGGGCCGAACATCTTACAGAGCTCCTCATAGGCCGTATGGAGGGTGACTTCGCAAAACTCTGCGTAAAGGTGGAGGATACCCCCACCTTTGCCGCAGCGGTTACACCGAAACACATTGTCTCGGATCTTCACATTCATATGAGCCTTTCGATCTGCACAGAAAGGACATCGACAATGGAGTTGAGTGCCGGTATCGCGAATTACTTCAATTCCAAGCAAGTCAACTACCTGTTCAATATCACATGGCAGATCGGGTTTTCTGCCCATCATCAATCACCTC